TTCCAAAATTCATCGTAGGTCATGCCGATGGACATATAGTGGGGGCAGAGCTGCTCGAATACTTCCGTATAGGACGGGGAGGGGGCGCTTAGCCCTTGCTCACCGTCCAGGTCGCTGCGTTTCCCTCGTCAACGGAGCTATTCTCCGTAAGGGTATTGACGGTCTCCGCATACATCTCCAGAAGAGTCTGAAGGAAACCATTCTCGCCGTCACCCACGCGATCGACGATGTGGTCGTAGATTTCATCCACCAGGGCGCGCTTGATGCCCTTATGGTTCTTCATGAATGCGCCGTAGACGAGGAGGGGAACCATGGTCATGGGCTTATCCCCAATCTGATCGAGCACGAAGCCCTGCTGCTCCATGGTTTTGACGGCATTTCTGGAATACTCCAGCTGATAGTCATGCTTATTGTAGGTAACGGTGATCGTGGTACTCATATGTACTCTCCTTTGTTAGTTTCAAAGTTTATTGACATTAATTTCCAGTTGGGTTATTTTAGTGTCGAGGGGAGCCGCTAACCCCTCCCTAACGAGAGAACGAAATATTCTCTACGTTTGATAGTGGCCCCTGCGGCAGAGTAGGGGGGCCACTATTTTTTTGTTCTTACGCGCCCTGGCTCCAAACAGGAACCGTGGAAGGCGTAACGGAAATAGTCATCTCCAGGACTGCATCCACAGCGCCTTCGTTGACGGACACACTGACCGTGCCCATCCAGGTGTAGCCGGAGCCATCCGAGAAGGTGAGCGACCAGTTCTGCTCGCCGTCAAGGTTATTGAGCTTGCTGTAGACGGCAGGGTCGTAGTTCGCAACGAAGTCAAAGGACTCCGACTGCTGACGAATGCCGGCAATGAAGGTCTGGGCATCGTCCGAAAGGGTCGTGGTCTCAAGAGAGCTTCGCTTACCCAGCAGGGAAGGGAAGTCCTTGATAACGACCTCGGTCTGGGCGGCCGATTCGCCATACTTCAGCGATACGCCAAAGGTAGAAAGTGCCATGTAGGTTCCTCCTTTTTTCTAATAGATTTTCTTATAGAAACCTTATAGGTTTCTTCGGTATATAACTCCATCTGCGCCAGCGATTGCTTCGTAGGTCGCCGTAATGGAGTAGATGGTCGATTCGTAGATCTCTGGGGTTGTGGTGTAGGTCACCCGGTGGAACCCGAGAGATAGCATGACGGCGTCTGCTGTTGTGAAAATGGCCCGCGCTTCTGCTTTCTTGCCGCTTTGCTTATTGGAGAAAACCTGCAATCGATAGGTGAGGGAGGAGTAGCGTTCGTCGTTTGAACTGTCCTCTAAGCTATCTACCGTCAGGTTTTCTATCTCATCCAGCGTTGCAGCAGGGAGCTTTGAGGGTTGGCGGGTATATTCGCCCGTAACCGTGATGCCCGGATGCTCCTCCCGCAGCTTCGTTGCGACGGAGGTGAAGATCTCATTTAAGTGGTCAATCATTTAAAAACCTCCTTCGCAACTCTTACCACGCACTCTGCCATAACATCCCGTGCTGTGAGCATAGCTTCAGCGGGTTGATTACCGAAAGTATGATTGCCTGGCGCACCTTCGTGAGCGGTATAGAACCAGCCTCTGGGGTTCGCGCCCTTGCCTTTACCGTAGCTTCCGTGAGGGGGTGGCGTAAATTCGGTATCAGATGAGTCGTATTCTCGGAATTTAACGCCCGTACCAAACTCAATGAAGCCAACGGTCTTGCCATAGGCGATGATGGCAGCACGAGGACCGTTTTGTGTTTCGGCAACAAGCACATCGTTCTCGCCGTCATAATCCGCAAGAGAGAAGCCCGTCTGGGCAACTGAGACGCCTATTTCCGTTAGGCGGCGAATAAACTCAGCTTCTTTCTTGCGAAATTCTTTTTCATAGCGTTCGAGTGCCTTGATTGCCGCGGTGATGGACTTCTTATCGAAAGGGTCGATGATGATCTTCATGTGACCGTGACCTCTTGCAGCGCATAGAGAATGCCGTTTTTGCTGTCTGCCTTCCGAACGACGATGTAGTTATGTGGGTCAGGCGGTGTAGGGCCGAACCAGATAATGCTGTCCTCTTCAATGGGACAGGTATTATCCGCTACAAACATCGTCCGGGAGTAGCCGGTGAAGCTACCGAATGCCTGGACGGCATCCTGACCAGTAGAAGCGGAAATGTTGACACTCAGCGCCTTTCTCTCTCCGTAAGTCGGTGTACTTTCGCCGGTCTCATTTCCATATTCATCTATGTTGGCCATGTCGCCTGTCCGAAGGGCATAGTAGATTAATCTCTTATTTCGGTTTAAGCTCCTCATAAACCACCTACGCTCCCTGCCACCGGCACAATCCGTTTGAGCAGGGAAGGGGAGATGTCGGCTGCCTCGTAAGTACGGCTCACGCCATTCTCGCTGTGTCCAACCTGCCCCTCAGCGCCCATTTTGGAGAATAACTCCACGGCAATCTGTAGCTGGATGTGCTCATATGCCCCCGTTACGGATGCCCCTTCTGGGCTTCCGAAGGGATAGCGCCTTGATAGCACAATCCCTTCGGCCTGCCAGAGAAGGTTCTCGATAAGCTCCGTTGGTGCCGTATCTGGGGAGATAAGCACCTCAAAGCGGGCGATTTTCTCTTCGTCTGTCATTGGTGCTTACCTCCCGTTAAAGAATTAGGCGCCAGTTACTCCGATTTCAGAGGCATTGGCAACGTAGACGCTGCGGCTGTAAGTAGGCGCAGTGAAGGTAGTAGCGATGCCGGTGAACTTGCCGTGATACCACTCAGGACCGTGGTCAAGACCCATCTGACCGAAGAGCTGATACTTCTCGCCGGCACCCGTCTTAGCAAGAGGCTCCAGGAAGAAGTTGCCCTTACCAGGAACGGACTGATGAACAGGAGCGATAACGTCCAGGTTCAGCAGGAGAGCAGTACCAGCAGGGAGGCACTCACCAAGGTACAGGTAAACAACACCAAGCGGCGTTACCACGCTGGAGAGGTTGATACCATTGATCTCGCGGGATGCAGGCACAACCGTAAGACCGTTATTGACCGCATCTGCGTTGATCTGGAACATGGTGATGGCATCGCACCAAAGAACCAGGTTCTGCGTAGGACCGTTAGACTCGTAGACCTTACGAAGCATCTCTGCGATATTCCAAAGGCCAAGGGGCTTGTTTTTCATATCCGTCACGTTGGTCGTGATGGCAGAGACAAGGCCGCGGGTCTTGTTTGCCGTGGAGTCGGAGAGTGCTTTATTGAACTCACCGTTGATGAAGGTATACTCAATATCACGAGCGACCTTCTGCATCTTCACAGCTACCTGGAAGTCCAGCTCGTTGATGGGATTAGCCGTCTGGTCGGCAACATTGATGCCGGAGATGGTACCCATGTTGGACTGCTTTGCGTAGGAGATACCAACGGACTCCATGAAGATCTGAGTTACGTTGGTATTCTGCGTACGCGTTACCACGGACGCATCAGGGGCAGTAAGGGAAGCGCCCTCACTGATTTCCGGCTGAGCGCCACCGCCACCGCCCGTATACTCCTGGCCGATGACGAATTCTACGTGGTTGGTGGTCTTCGCACGGCCACCGATGATGCTGGAAAGCGGGGTTCTGGTATTACCCCGGTTGAAAAGCATTCCGCTATAATTCAGAACGCTAAACGAAGTTGCAAACTGATCTGCCATAATTCATTCTCCTTCTTTTTATTCGGTTTTGGCGCCCTCCTGGGCAAGACGGGTGAAGTAAGCCACAGCTGCATAATCCTTAGCAGCCTGGGCTTCTGCGATTTTTCCGCTGTAGTCGATCTTGCGTTCTGCGCCACCGGCAGGGCGAGGCGTAGACTTGAGGATTTCGGCACGAAGGGCCTTTTCACGAGCTACAGCGAATGCGCGCTGGTTTTCGAAGAAGGTTTCCATGTCGCCAGCCATGAGAGCCTCGGCAGTAGATTTAGCAAGAGGTTCTTCAAAGCCCATAGACATGTAGGAGCTCATATAACCGTGGATGGTTCTCTCACGCTCCAGCTCCTCTACACGAGCTTCCAGAGCAGCACGTTCTTCTGCTTCTCTTTCCGCTTTTTCTTCTTCTGCTGTCATTTTTTCGCGAAGCTGTTTTCTGTAGGTCGCTGCCTCGGAAGCTACTTTGTCCAAGGCGTCTTTCTTCACCCAGCCGGTGAAGTCAGGTTCCGGAAGCTCCAAAGCCTCA